AAATCCATATATTTTGAACTTAGTTCTGAAGATGGGAAATTGCTAAGAGAATCAGGATATAGGACAAAACCATTTGTTGCACCACGTTGGGACGTAAACGGCACTGATACGTATGGAATAAGCCCTGGCATGCTAGCACTAGCTGATGTCATGATGCTCCAAAAGATGGAAGAGAAAAAATTAAAAGCCCTTGATAAAATGGTTGACCCTCCCATGAATGCTCCCACTTCAATGAAGAGAACGGGTGCAACTATTATATCCGGCGGTGTCAATTATTTAGATCCTGCACAAGGAGGTCAAACTTTCACTCCTGTTTATAATGTAAAGCCTGACTTACAAAATATGGCATTTGAAATTGATAGAGTAGAAACTAGAATCAAAAACTATTTCTTTAACAACTTATTTCTTGCTATTTTAGATCAAAATAAAACGATGACCGCTACGGAGGTAGCACAGCGAACACAAGAAAAATTACTCATTTTAGGTAATGTTGTAGACAGAACAGGAACAGAAATGCTGAATATAGTCATTGAAAGAACATATAATATTATGCTATCAATGGGATTAATTCCTGAACCTCCCGAAGTTATCCAAGGGACTGAGTTTAATATTGAATATATATCTTTATTGGCACAGGCTCAAAAGGTAACAGGTTTATCCGCTATAGAACAAACAGCAGCTTTTGTTGGTAATCTCGCAGGAGCAGATCCTAACGTTTTGGATAAATTTGATTTTGACCAAGCAGTAGATGAATATGCTAAAACTGTGGGAGTTCCACCTACTTTAATACGATCTGATACTGAAGTAAAAAAGATAAGAGCAGCAAAAGCAGAAGCAGCTCAACAAGCTCAACAGCAACAAATGATGGCAGCAGCACCACAAGCAGCTAAACAATTATCAGACTCGAAGCTAGGTGAAAACAATGCTCTTGAGGTATTAACCGGCAGAGCCTAATTTTAAATAAAAGGAGAAAGTTTATGCAGAAATATTTTTACAAAATTAAACTAATGTCAGGCAGCAAGTATTTTTATACTGGGGATAGACGACAAGCATCTAAAGAGATATCGCACGATGAGACTAATATAGTTCCTACGGTTGTCGTATCAGGTAGAGTTTGTGTAGTTGACATAGTAAATGGTAGTTTGACTACATTACCAGATGATCGAGGTGTGAGGATATATCTAAAAACAGATCCTACAAAAAGTAAAAAGATAGAAGCTCCTGGATATGTGAGCTCTTTGTACACTAAGGATGTGGCAGTTTATCCAAGATATCAGGTGTATGTAGATGGAGCATATATAGGCAATCCTGATAAAAAAGACCTTGTTATATCTGATTTATGTTCAAGATATGATGCAGAGATGGATCAAAAAGTTATTGAAGGTATTGAAATAAATGGTAAAAAGATACCAATAACAGTTAATACACAGCTTAATTTACTGGGTGGAAGTTCAAAAAAAGATAAAATTACCTACCCTAAAAAAGTAGCTAAAGGTGTATCTCTCACCAAATTAGATTTTGAGGCTTTCTATGAAGCTACAGTCACTTTTAAAGAAGATCTTATAGAGGCCAACTTTATAAAACAGGAAGAACTCGACTCTAAAAATATAGAAGAATTAATAATTATGTTAGGAGAATGAAAACTATGGGAACACATTTAACAAATCCAGCTGCTACGGCTGTAGCGGTAACACCGCATGATACAAACGATTTAGCGGCGGTAATAATAGGGGGAGAGTCTTTAAAGTATACAGCTTCTCTTCATATTAGTGTATCGGGAACATTAAAGGTTGACACTGCTAATGGCGACACAGTTACTTTTCCGGTAGTGCCTGTCGGAGTATTGCCACTACAAGTGTCCAGGGTGTATGCAACAGGTACAGATGCAACAGGCATTGTAGCGTATTATAATCCAGGTTAATAATTATGACTAGTGACGAACAAGAACTTAAAGACAGGGCGGAAGAGTTAAGATTAGAGCTTGAGCAAAATAAAAATGATCTAAAATTTATCTTAGAAACACCGCAGGGAATAAGGTTTTTTAAGAGATTTTTTCGTGAGGGATTTGTATTCACTACTACATTTACAGGCAATTCGAAAACTTTTTATAACGAGGGACACAGAAATTTTGCATTGAAGTATTTTGGTGAAATAACGGAAACACTCCCTGAGGTATTACCTAAATTGCTAATACTCGATAAAGAAGATTTTAACGCAAATAAATAACATAACGGAATATCAACACAAAGAGGCATAAAATGGCAGATCAAGCAATCGACAATGTAACTGATAACACAAGCAAAGAGTCGACAACAGGAACTCCAACAAACACAGAAAAACAGGATGATAACGTTAATTCTCTTTTAGATGATGGAGGTAACAATACTCAAGAGAGTCAATCAGAAGATAATAACGATAAAAATAATAACGAAGAAACAAGTAATGAAGATGCTCCGGAGGCATACGAAGATTATACGGCTCCCGAAGGTGTAACTTTTAATGATGAGATTTTGGGTAGTTTTAATGAAACAGCAAAAGAGTTAAATTTAACACAAGAACAAGCTCAAAAATTAGTTGATATTGCAATAAAAAATCAATCTCAATCATTAGACCAACAAAAGCAACAATGGCAGAATGTTTTTACAGGGTGGAATAAAGAAATAAAAAATGATGCAGAGTTCGGAGGTATTAATTTACCTGATACTATTAGCCGATACAAAAGATCAATGGCTACGCATGGAACACCTGAATTAAAAGAGTTACTTATTCAATCAGGGTATGAACATCATCCTGCAATGATAAAGCATTTTGCTGGTTTAGATAAAAAATATGGTGAAGATAAATCAGTTGATGGACAAGCAGTAAATAACAAAGATTTATCAATGGCTGAAATAATGTTCGGTAAAAATAGTTAATAATAAACGATAACGAAAGAGGCATAATTATGGCAACAGTAGGGACAACAAATCCAAATTTAGCAGACTGGGCGTCAAGAAGAGACCCTGATGGTAAGATTGCAAAAATCGTAGAAATTTTAAGTTTGACAAATGAAATACTTGATGACATGACCTTTATTGAAAGTAATGGAGCTACATCACACAAAACCACTATTAGATCAGGACTTCCGTCAGGTACGTGGAGGCGCTTAAATTATGGTGTTCAACCGGAGAAAACAAGAACTGTTCCAGTTACTGACACGTTGGGAAGTTTAGAAACTTACTCTGTTTGTGATAAAGCCCTCGCAGATTTAAGCGGTGACCTTGCAGGATTTAAACTTTCAGAAAGTATGGGTTTTCTTGAAGGACTTAGTCAATCAATGGCAACTGCACTTATTTATGGCGATACTGGCACTGATCCCGAGAAGTTTATGGGTTTAGCTCCACGTTATAACACCAAAAGTGGTGCAGCTAACGGAGAAAATATTATACTTGGCGGTGGATCAGGTGATGCCAATCATTCTGTTTGGTTGGTAGTTTGGGGTCCTAATACAATCCATGGTTTATTTCCTAAAGGAAAAATAGCTGGACTACAAATGGAAGACAAAGGACAAGAAACTTTGACAGATGCTGCAGGTGGTCTATATGAAGGTTATAGAACACATTACAAGTGGGATATCGGGTTGACTTTGAGAAATTGGCGATATGTTGTGAGAATTTGCAATATTGACCATTCAGCCTTAACAAAAACAGGATCAACGGGAGCGGATTTAGTTGATTTAATGAGTCAGGCTATTGAAACTCTCCCGACAATGGGAATGGGTAGACCTGTATTTTATGCTGATAGAACAATAAAATCATTCTTGAGACGACAAATATCAAATAAATCCAATGTAAATTTAACGCTTGACACTGCTGGTGGTAAACATGTAGTTAGTTTTGACGGAATACCAGTAAAAACAGTTGATGCTCTTTCAGCAACAGAAGCAACAATAAGCTAATTAATGGGGCATTTTTGCCCCTATTTAAAAAAGGAAATTATATTATGATTATAGATACACAAACTCTCTTTAGTGACGATCAGGCTATTACGGCAACTGCTCGTTCCACCAATAACGTGGATATGGGGGTAGTAGCAGCAAAGGCTGCTATAGGAACACCTGAAAATACGGTAGAAGTACTTTGTCAGGTTACTGCTGATTTTGATTCAGGAGCAGATGATGGTACTTTGGTAGTTGCTCTTGCTACAGACGAGGCTTTGCCCATGGATGGTAGTAGCGTAGTATTACACCAGACTGCCGCAATAGCAGAAGCTACACTTGTAGCAGGATATCAGTTTAGTCTAGGATTTATTCCTGTACATGCTGCTAGATATCTTGACATGAACTTTACAGTTGCAGGA